GACGCCAGCACACTACCGGGGAGGTAGCGGCTGGCGTGTGCAGGGCTGCAACGAGGTTATTTGCTGCGTTTGAACAGGTAGGTCGTCATCTTAGTGGGTGGTGTCTGCTCCATGTTGGTGCTGACCAGTTCCCAGCCCCTCTTGCCGACACAGTTGAAAAAATCGCTGTTGTTGACAATCTTCAGGCTGCCACAGTTGGCCTTCGCCCCCAGCTCGTCACGGGTTTTGCCGGTCGCACTGGCTCCCATCCCGTCTTTGTCAGGCGAAATCCAGAAGTACATTTGTGGCGTACTGGTCGAGATGACGGTTAACTCGGCGTACTCCCAGGTCGTGGCCGCATTAGCCACGCCTGAAAGGAGCAGCGCTCCCAACAGGATTTTTCTCACCTGCCAATTCTACTCACCCGGAATCACAGCCAGGGCCACGCACCGGCAGTTGATCGGCTCGCCGGGGTGCCCGTCCGGCGGCGGGTCGTCCCAGGAAAAGCGCTTGCCGTCCCGCTTGGCGTGCTCGGGCCGCACGCGGCGGTCCTTGGCGCTGCGCCAGATGTACTCCGCGCAGCCCGCCTGCGCCTGGCTCTTCTGCGTGGCGTAGGCCGCCGCGTTGCCCACCTCGTTGCGGGCAATCAACGAGGCCCGTGAGCGGCTGACCCCCACCCGGTCCTGGATGCGCTTGCTCATCTGGTCGATGCCCTGACCGCGTTTCAGTCCATCCACAAGCGCGTCGTGGATTTCCTGCCGAAAGCGGGCCGGCTCGTTGCCCCAGAACTCGCGCATCCGCCGCTCGGCATCGTCCATCCATTCGAGTTGCAGCGTGGGCGGCACGGTGAAGGCGCTGGTGACCGTCTGCGAGGCGGCGAACATCTCCGCCGTGCCGGTGATGCCGGACTCGACCGCACTCCGCACGGCCTGCACCAACCCGGCGGGCGGCTCGGCCAGCTCCGCCGCCACGTCGTCGAAGATGCCGAGCAGCTCGTCGGCGTACCCCAGCCGAGCCAGTGGACTGTCCAGTTCGGTGGCCGCCCGGAGCACCTCGATCAGCTCGGCCAGGTTCAGGTCCTCGTACAGGTACTGCACCACAGCGAGACCCCGCGCCTCCAGGTCGTCGCCCCGCTTGCCCAGCTCGCGGATGATGCGGTCAATCACGGCGTCGGTCATGCGCCGTCAGGCCGGGGCAGGGTGCCCGCCTCTTCCTGCGCCAGGGCCGCGTTGATGTGAGCTTCGGTGACTTCGGTGACCCCGAGGTTCTGAAGGCCAGACAGCCACGCCGAGAGCGGCAGGCCCGCCTTGTAATCCTCGCGCAGGGCGACACGGGCGGACTCCACATCGCGGGTGAAGTGAGGCTTCAGGGTCACCCGCCAGCCTGAGCGCAGTTCAGCCGGGCGCATGGCCGCCGCCAGCTCGTGGGCCTCGGTCAGCGCGTCGGCCACGCTGTTGCCCAGGCTGGTGGTCGTCTCGGTGTAGGACTCGCGCTTTTCGGCCAGGGCTTCACCGCTCAGGTCGGCCCCGTCCACGTCGGGCATGTAGAGCGCCCCACGCACGTCGGCCTTGGCGTCCCGCTCCTGCTCACGGTATTCAGCCAGCTTGACGGGTTCCAGGCGGTCGTAGCTGCCGCCGGAGTCCATGACGCGGACCTTGTTCGGCCCCACCTGCTTTAGCTCGCTCAGCAGCGGGTTGTGGGGATCGCTCTTGGCGATTTGGAACAGTTGGTCACTCTTGGCGACCCGTTCCTCAAAGCCCCCCCGGTGGGCGATGAAGGCGAGCAGCACCGTCGCCTTCACGTACCGCCGGAAAGCGGGCAACGCGGTCATGGCGAGGCCCTCGGGTTCGCGGTTGGCGTCCCGGCCCACCACGCGGAAAGCGATGGGGAGCCGGTCAGGACAGTGCGGCTGTGGGAACTCTTCGCGCTGCCCGGTGGCGTACTTCTGCCAGTCTTCCAGGCCCTTGAAGACTTCCATCATGCCAGAGCTGAAGCGGCGCACCTGAAAGAGCGTCTTGCCGTCTACCACATAGCTGGTGACTTGCAAGACGGCCTGCACCTCGCTCGCGTCTCCGGCCTCATAGATGGGCCACAGGAACCCGGTCAAGGTATTCAGGCGCAGCCGGTTGTCCGGGCCGATGTAAGGAAAATAGGCGAACTTGCCTGTGACCAGAGCGTCGGTGGTGGCGTCCTGCACCAGGTCCCGGCCTGCAATGTTCAGCAGTACACCAGGATTGAGGTCAGGCGGGTCGTTCTCCCCGTCCCATTCCCAGTTCAGCGTGCCCCGCGTCAGCGCCCGCACGTAGCGGTTGACCCCTTGCTGAAGATGGTTCACCACGTCCTTGTTGGCGGTCAGCAGCTGACCGTCCACACCGGGGAAGAGTTCGCCGATCATCTGTTCCAGGCCCAAGCCGCTGATGGCGTTGCGGGCGTCCACCTCGTTCTGGCGAATGCCCGCAATCTGCGCCAGCTGGCCCGTGATGAGGGCCGTCAGAATGTTTAGGTCCATAGTTTGGCCCCCTTCAGAGCGTGATGATGCCGCCGCCTACGACGCGGGTACTCGCCCGCCGTCCCAGCGCCGCCGCCCAGAAGCGGTCAGCGTGGCCGTCCGCGTCCCGCTCGCCCTTGAACAGCACGTTGCCACTGGGTGACACGGTGCGCCGAATTTTCTTGAAGTCGGCCCGGACCACCGCTGTCCCTGGCAGGCGCAGGCTGCTGTCTTCCAGCGCGTTCTTGAAGCCCACGGCGAGGTCTTTCTTTTCCTTCTCGTTGAACGTCACCTTCGTGACCTTCTCGGAGCCGAAATCTTCCTCGGCGTCTTCGGCCAGTTGCGCCCCCAGGCCCGTTTCGTCCATCTCGGCGTGGGTGGTCATGGGCAGCAGATGCTCCAGCCAGCGAAACTGATAACGGAACTTGACGATGTGCAGCTCGACAACGGCCCGAGTCCAGAGCGTGTCTCCCACCTTTTCCCACACCCACAGCACCGTCAGGTCGCGTTTGCGCCCGATGTCCACGCCCAGGTAGAGCTGACCGCCTGCCCGCTTGAATTGCAGGGCAGGGCGGTAGTCGGGCAGGGGAATGTCGTGAATCTCGCTGCCCAGAATCACGATGGGGTCGGGCACCTCAGCCGCGACATTGGCATCGAACAGCGCGTGGCTGATGTAGGCCGCCGTCCCGTCCAGGGGGTTGCACATGAATTCCTGCTGGAACGTCTCGTCGTCGCCTGCAATGGCCCGACACTCGGCCAGGAACGCTTCCACCTCGGCAGCGGTGGCCGGACGGTCCAGGTTCATGATGCGCTCGACCAGTCCGTCACGGATGGCGTCCACGATGGTCACCGAGTGCAGCGTCCACTTGCTGTCCGCCTGCTGCGCCTCCTGCACCATCTGGTAGAAGCGGCAGTCCTTGCCGTTGTGCGAGGAAAAGACCCGAATGGGGTAGCCCCACAGCACCGACGGCGCGGCGGCCCGCCAGAGTTCATCAGCGTCTTCGTGGAAGGCGAACTCGTCAAGCACGACCTTGCCCCCCTTGGACCGGAAGCCCTTGGGGTTGCTCGACAGCGCGGTGATGCGCTTGCCGTTGGCGAAGGCCACCACGAAGGCTTTGATGGCACTCTCGCCTGAGCCTTCGAGCACCACTTCGCCCAGGTCGGTGGCGACCACGTTCAGAATCCGTGCCCACATCTGAACGTAGCGGATGTACTCACGGGCGGCGGTCAGGTCAGCCGAGCTGAACCACACGTCCATGCCGCCTTCCTTGGCCGCGTCCCGCACGTCCTCGTAAGCCTGGGTGTAGGTCCAGCCGATGCGCCGCGACTTCTCGGCAATCTTCAGGCGGCTGTCGTCGTTGAGCCACGCCACCTGATAGGCGAGGAAGTAGCCCCGCTGAGCCGCGCTCACCGCTTCACGCCCAGCAGCTCGTCCATCATGCGGATGGTGTCTTCAGACACGCCATTGGTCCTGAGTTTGCCCTTGGCCTCTTCGAGCTTCTCCTTGCTGAAGGCGACTTCCTGCTTCTTGACTTTGAGCAGCACTTCGATGCCCCTCACGACGGTGCCCAGCCACTTCCCATCATCTGCGAGTTCCTGCTCCCCCAGCTTCCGCATGGCCTTGTTGGTCAGCATGTTCAGGAAGGCCGTCTCCATCCCGAGGGTCTGCCCCGTTGCCTGGGCAATCGCCTCGACCTGGCGCTGCGCTTCAATGGCCCCCAGCACGTCCGGCATTAGGTGGTCGGACTTGTGACGGCTCAGGCCCGCCTTGCTGATGACCAGGCCGTGCGCCGCTGCCCAGTCGATGATCTGGTCGTAGCTGTAGCGCTCGCCGTCGTCGTCGGTCTCCTTGCCCATCAGCCGCAGGTCGATGTCCTGGCGCAGTTGCGAGCTGCACACCTTGCACTTGGGCCGGAGCAGGGCGCTGTAGTCGTATTGGTCGGACACGTCGCCCCTCCTACCGTTTGTGGGGGGCCGTGTCCGGCGTCCCCTCCTGCAACTGGTCCACCTGCTGCGCGGCCTGCTCGATCTGCTGCGCCTGTTCGTTCGACTGCCGGACG